ATTCCAATGGCTGCTCCGCACATGGGTTAAATCCCATCACACGATAATCCTTACCGTCTGGCGCATCCTTTAGTCGTCCATAATTACGAGCAACATCAAGCCAGATAAAACCTGGTTCTCCGTTTTCCGTAATTAAATCTACATAGTCTTCGTACTTTGTTCCTACTTCTGCTGAAATAGAATTATTAGACATCCATGCCCACCCTGGATTTTCTGGATCAAAAGAGTTTCGTTCTGGAAATGACTCAGAGTTCTTTAAATTCATAAACACATCATCTCCAGCACTACCCAAAGCAAGGGTTGCTGATCTTCTAACATTTCCTGAAACCACACAAGTACCAATAAGGTTTACAAGGTCTACGATGGCACGAGAGTCTAGGGTCTCTCCAGCCCTAGAGCCTATCACACGGTCTATTTGGTTGTGCAACCTGATAAGGGGTGCAGGACCTGACGCAACCCCGCCAAAACCCTTTATAGGGGCTCCTAGGGGCCTAATTAGGTCATAGTTAAACTTCTGGATGTTCTGGTTTGGCCTGAGATATGAATTAATCAAAACTCTCACTGACTCTACCCATCCCTCACGAGTATCAGGTATTTCAAAAACTTGCTCTGGTTCTGTTGGGGCGTAAATAGAGAAATTCTTATCCCGTCCCACTGTATCAAACCCTACGCCAATGCCAAGCATAAGGGCATCCATAACCCAAGCAAACAATGCTCCTGGATCATTTTTGTCAAGGTCTTTCGTTGATACCATTGCACAGTTTTGTAATGCTGCTGAGTTTTTCTTTTCCATGGTCATAGGGGTTCCAAATGCCCACATGCCACGACCTGGTGGTGTCCACTTTAAATTAAACATTCTGTCGTATGCTTCTTGTGCTGACTTCTGAGCCTTATAGTCATTCCATGGCAAACGGTTTTCTTTGGCATGGTTCTTTTGAACTGAATACATCCCCTCGATTACACGACGACAAACTTCGTGCCATCTTTCTTTAGTTCCATCTTCCTTCATCCTAGAATAAGTACGAATAAAAGTAATTTCTCCAAGTGAATTTTCTGCTGCATCTTTAAATCCAAATGGGCTTTCAACTTTTATATACTTTTCTACAAAGTCTTCTGGAAGCCTAAAACTAAAAAAATCTGACATAATGTGTATCGTCCTTTCAAAAACGGAATAAGTGTTAAGTATAGCAGTGTTTTGCAAAAAGCAAAACTCTCCCCTAAAGTTGTAGTTAAGAGTTAATAAAAACTATTTTATAAAAGATTAATGAATCCAGTGCTGTGGAACCATAATCTTTTCGCCACTTTTTACTAGGTGTGCGGTGTGATGATATGGTGGTGATGGAGGGAAAACAATTATACTTCCAGCCTTGGGCTTTACATAAAAGTTATAGTTTCCTCTAGTTTTAGCATCATCAAAATCTGGTTCTGGGCTAGGCTGAGTTAGTACTCCTTCTGGAGAAGCAATTGTAAAAGAAATTTCTCCGCCTTCATAATCGTCATTTAAATACATAACAAAAGAAACTTTAAGTCTTTGGTCTCCTTCTTGTTGATCAAAGTGTGCACCCATAAATGTTCCTGGCTGATACTTTTTAATTGGATACTGTGGAAATAGTTTTGGTTCATCTGTAATTCCTTGGGCTTTTGCATAGTCTCTTGCTACATCGTCAAATGCTTTTTGTAAGGTATTATAGATATACTTATTTTTTTCATCAGCATCTGAAGTTAGAGCAATGGTTTTATCTGTTCCATAAACATACGCTTCTCCACTACACGCCATCCATTCACCCCAAGGATCTTTGTTGTCATTTTCAATTGCATCAACAAGTTTCTTTGGGTCTTCAATTACGTTTGTGTAATAGTAGACCTTTTCTTCAAGTATTTCTCTTTCCATAGTATTTCTCCTTAGTACTTATTATTTTCATAAAAACCAATTGTCTTCATAAATCCTACAGTCACATAACGAATAGGACCTTCTCCAACATGTCTTACTCCATGCTCATATTCTTCGTTACCTGGGAAAATAAGCAAGGTTCCTGGCTTTGGCCTCAAATCTGAATTCTCTTTGTTATAAAAAAACAAAGTTCCATCTTTGTAGTCATCATTAATATATAGTATAGCAGCATATTTAATTGATGGATCGGTATTCTGGTCCGTATGTGCTTTTAGTTCAACGCCCTCTTGCATTCTTTGAAGAGTTCCAAACCCAGCGAGTTCTAAGGATGGGTCTGCTTTTTCAAGTAACTCTCCAAGCCTTCTTTGAAGAACTGTGCTTATAGGTCTCTTGGTAATATCTAGATTTTTATCTTCCCATCCAAGAGTTTTTTCAAATTTACCTTCTGAAATTAAATTTTCAACATCGTCCCTTCCAAATTTTTCCATGCAAAACCTGGCAAGATTTTTAGTATACTCTATTGACCAGTCTGCGTTGTCAGTGGTATTAATTATGTTCCATAAAATTTCTAACTCTCCGTCTTTTAAAAAATCATAAATAAACAAAACCTGGTCATGGAAAACCTCAGTGTTATATCCAGCATCATCGAACTCTTTTTTTAAAAAAACATTCATTTTAAATCATCTGCTTTATATTTATTTCCATTAGCATCAAGTTTCCAACCCTGTTTTAAGAGTTCTTGCCACTCGGCTCTTTCAATTTCTTGATGCGCTCTAGTTTCTTTCATTTCTGCTGCCCATGCATCTCTTACTTCTTGTGGGTATGCATCTTCTTCTCGATCATCCCAAAAAGAACCTATGGTGTATCTAACTCCACTAGTGATAAGGGTTACTTCGTGCATGTTGTTAAATCCCCCGTCAAATGCAGCAAGCATTCCAACTTTGGGCTGTATGCTTATGTCTTGATCTGGGAACTGCAACATTCCTCCTTCAAAATTATCATTTAGATATAAGAATGCAGCATATCTACTCCTTGTAAAGGCACCAGAGTGTCCGTGCTCATCGGTATTGTCGGAATGTTTTCTTGCGTATGCTCCTGGCTCCCACTTTTGAGTATGATATCCAATTTGAGAAATTATCTTTGGATCAAGGTCATGAACACTTGCTACTGCTTCAATTATCCCCTGCTTCATGTCTGAAAAAATAGTAGTAGGAAGACCTTCTGCAATAACATGCTCATCATCATCTTGTGGTAATACAGAAGAATAGGATTCGTAGAATGATATTGGCATCCATGTGATTGTTCCAACCTCGACATGTTTATCTAAAACTTTTACAAGTTTTTCAGCAGTATCTGCATCAATGAAGTTTTCATAAACAACTATATCTTTAGTTATTCTGTTTTTGTTTTCTAGATTCATGATATTCTTTTCTCCCTTTCAGCACTATGTTTATTTGGATGAGCATTTCTAAACTCTTCCATAATCTTTTCTTGCATTTTGTTCCAGACTTCTTTTCCAAACTTTTCTTCTTGTTCAAACCATGCGGATTCTCCTGGTTCGTATTTCATCCAATACATTCTGGAGATATACTTCTTAAAACCTTGCGCTGGCATAACTCCGTGTAGGTATATCTTTCCCTCTTTAGTTAAAATTTGTGGATGCCCTGAAGGAAATACCAAAACATCTCCAGCCTGTGGTTTATACATGTAGGCTTCTCCATCAACAATAAAATCAATTTCACCGCCAGAATAATTATCATTAAAGTATGTCAGGGCCGTTATGACATATTTATGCCCTGGACTAGTGATTGGCTCACGGATATAGTCAGAATGATACGTCATTGCAACTGGATCTGTGATGTCTGTTCTGTATCTTGCTATTGATGGACCATTAATCACCCATTCTTTTATGTCTTGGCCCTCGTGTGTTTTTACAATTTTTTGATCATCTATCTCAATATCAAACCTATTTGCGTAGTCTTTTGTTGCTATATAGAAATTTTCATAAAGTTCCAATATTGCATTTTTATGTTCTTCTTGTTTTAAATTTGTTGTTTTTATTACTCTTATCATGCCTATTAATAGTTGGAAAGGGTCATTTTTAAACAACGGATTGAGATATTCTCCAAAATTAGACCATTTTGTCCATGGCGAAAACAAACCGTCTTCGCTTTCTTCTTCAAGTAATTTTGTAGTTTTTGCAATATCTTTAAATAAATTCTTATACACAATTATTTTAGGATACAACTCAACAGAATCCAAACTTTTTGAAGACATTGCTATCATGGCTTTCGATCTCCTGTATGCTCTGTAATTTCCCAAAAGAAAGGACAGGTAAATCTTAAACCACTTTTAATTTCTGTTACCCCGTGGATATAGTTCTTGTCACCTGGGAAAAAGTATGCAGCGCCTTTTTTAGGTTTAAACTGCACTTCTTGCAGTGGAAAGTATAGTTCTCCACCTTCGTAGTCATCGTTTAAATAAAACAAACTTGAAAGATCATAGTTTGGAAAATCATTTGGTAGGCCAGCATCTGGGCCTTCGTGCAACTCTTTGTCTGCATGCGGTTTTTGAAATTGTCCTGGAAGCCATTTTACAATTGTTGTTCCAGTAGGGATAACCTTTACTTTATAAAAATCTTCTACTATAGGCTTTAACCTTTCAAAAAGTCCTGCGATTACTGGAGCAATTGATGGATCATTTTTGTTAAGTGTTGGACTGGTTGCAACTCTGTCTTTCCAGTATTCTGAATCATAAACAACAGTTCCATTTTCGTTTACATGGCTTTCTGTTACATCCCAAATAGTTAAAGACTTTGCAGCCTTTTCTAAAAACTCAATCTCTTCTTGTGTCATAAAGTTTTCTAACTCTACGATCATATCTTTACTATCGCCAAACCAGCCAGACGGGGTTATCGATGGCTTTCTAACTACAACAGTGGCTTTTTCTTTGTCCATAATAAGATTATATCATAGGGTTTATCCTACAATGTCCTTTCTATTTCTAGTTGTTTTAAAAACCTGTCTGCATTAAATCTCCAGTTGTCTTTTGCAAATGAGGTAACAATTTTAATACACATCTCTTCGTAGTCTTCTTTGCTTAACTTATGTTTAACAGAGTGCAAGGCTTCAACCGTATCAATATAATTTTGCCTAACAAACGAAGGATCTCCAGCATGATTTCTTTTTAAAACTTTTGTAGTGACTATTCCTGATGGCTGATATAGGGAAACTGTAAGATAATCTTTTGCAAACCCAGCATCTTCATACATTGAGTAACCTTTAAATGCCTCGTCTATGTTGTCAAATGATATTATAGACCGTACTGGAGACTCCCCATCTCTAGCAACTGTTATCATGTAATGGCCAACCTTTCCTTCTTTGGCATTTTTTATATATTCGCTTACTATATCTTCATGTGTTGGATTTAGTTCACTCATAACTCACCAGAACTATCTTTTACAATGAGTTTTAAAGTTTTTGTTTCATGAGAGCCCAGAGATTCTTGTTTTTCATTTACAGCGTTTCTATACCAGTCTGTCCATTCTCCCGAAGAATTAAGAACTTGTGCAGCCTCTCCATAAGACCTGTTTGCTTGCTCTCTTTTTTTGTCATTATCTTGATACTTTATAATATTAATTTCAGTATTGTTTAAGCCTGTTAAGGATATTGGTATTATTGTTGCTACTGGAGTTCCAGCCTTAATTGTTACCCTTTTATTTGCAAACCTTGCTTTAATTGCTAACGGCAAGGGGTTGTCATAAAAAGAAGTACTTATTAAGGATGACATCGTTTCAAACTCATCATTAAAATAATTTACTGGATTTATAGTGAGGATGCTGAGTTCTTCTATAGTTCTAAATATTAACCCTGTGTCTAGGCTTACTGATGACTGACCTCTTCCAGAATATGATCTTTCTGGATTAAATATTGTTACATGATCTTGAGTTTGATCGTTTATCCCGTCCCAAATAAACTCAATATCCTCTTTACAAGAAAGACTGTAGCCAACGACATTTGCTTGCGTTACTGGGAAACATCTATAAGCATGGTTTTCTGATGTAGCATCCATCCAATCTCTTTTTATTGACATTGGATTTATTTCAAAAATACACCCTGGCATTTTTTCAACTATTATGTTATACACTATTCATTATCCCATTTAGGATCATACATGTCTGGCGTATGATACTTTTTACTATAGTCAAGCATGGTAACAATAGAGTATTTAGTTCCAGAATGAACTGGCATAGCCTGATGAGGATACATAAAGTTAGATGGGAAGATGTAAAGATCTCCAGCCTTTGGCTTAATGTTTAACCCTTGTAGTCTAAAAAATAACTCTCCACCCTCATAGTCATCATTTACATAAGCGACCAACGAAACAGTACAGTTGTAGGAGTATCCATGATCATGATGCTCTTTAAAGTGTTGGCCTGGACCATATTTAATAAAATTAAAGGCTTCCCAATATTTAAGTGGCATAATGTTGTAGTCTCGTCTGTAGTCCTCTACTGCTGCAGATTGTGCATCATAGATGTCCTGCCAAAGAGACTGCAACTTTAAAGACTCTTCACTTTTATCTTGTTCAATGTCTGTTTTTTTAAATTTAAAATCTACACAGTCTCTGTAGTCTGGCATAAGTTGTTGATAACCAACATATGCTGGCATCCAGTGATATCTTTTACCTTCTGTAGACAACTCTCCGTACCCAGCAACAGAACCTAAAGTATTTTCAAGCCTATTGACTACATCAAACTCTTTTTTAATAACCCCTCTATAACAGGTTATTCCATTTCCAAGACTTTCTTTATCTGTCCATGTTTGCATTTGTATCTCCTATTTATACTCTCTGCGTGACCAAACTTTTTTAATATATACGCCCCCGTCAGGTTGACGATAGAACTTTGCGTTATCTACCATTTTACCATATATAGAAGATTGATCTGAAATCTCTATATCATGATCCCAATTTTCTCTTTTAAATGGAAGGACTTGCAAATATGGGGTTCCTGCTGGAATAGTGCCTTCCCAACCATCTGCAATAAAAAATGGAAAACTTCCAAGAAGATGAACTTTGTCAGAGTCAACAATTCCAGTTGTATTTAAAAATGGAAGATCAAACCTGTTCATTGGAGTCATAAATAATGCACTATATCCTTCTGGAAGTTCTAGGCCCCACGGAGAACTCCAGGCAAAATGGTGTTGGTAGTATCCTTTTGGATGTTCGAATTGTGGCATTGGAGGTCTTTGAGTACAAAAGTCTTTATACTTAGGGTCATTAATTGTTACATTAATTATTCCCTGAGAATTTTTAGCAAATGTTAGATCACAAGGAGTTTTAAATACATATCCTGTCGCAAACGCATCCATAATTGCAGGACACGCTTTCCATGTTGGGATTTTTCCATAGTCATCTGTTGTTCCTTCTTTGGGAAATGGACAAACCTCTTTTGTTGCTTTATAGTATTCTCCGTTTGGCATTTTTGCAAATCTATCTGCATCTTTGTACCAATCTGGGATTTCTTTTTGTGTAGGAACAGGAACAGAGATATCTTCTTTATTTAACCAGGGCCTAAATGATCGAAACCTAGCAACCAAAGACACTACTTGTGTCCCAGTTCATTAATGTCTGTCATTACGACAACACAATATTTAGTTCCTTCTTTCATTGGCAAAGATGCATGCTCATAAATATAGTTAGATGGACAAAGAACAATGTCTCCTATTTTTGGAGTATGAGTGTAGTTATCCATTCTCGGAAACCTAATCTCTCCCCCCTCGTAATCTTCATTTATATAGACAACGGCAGACACTGTACAGTTATACATTGGTCCATGGTCTGCATGAATGTTGAAGTGTGTTCCTTCTCCTTCATATTTTACAAAGTTAAAGGCTTCATAGTATATGACATTTATTCCCCAATACCGTGCATAATCATCAACGCAAAACTTTAACTTTTGATATATTTCTTCATGTAAGTCTAAAAGTTCAGCATTGTGTTCGTCTCTTGGACCTAAGTTTTCTTGCTTAAATCTAAAGTCTACAGCATCTCTAGCCTTTTTGATTGGAACATCAGAGTTGGTTACTTTTGCCTCTGACCATTTGTATTTACCATTACCGCCTAAATTAGATTCAAGAATTTTAATATATCTTTCAGAATCTTCTTTTGAAAATACATTTCTGTATAAATTAATTCCTAGGGCTGGATTTTCAACTAAGATGTTGTTGCCGATATTCCTTGATGAATACCTATTTAGTGATGTTTCTGATCTATCTTTAGTAAACCATGGAGTTTCATTTTCATCATAAATTGTCATACTTTTTCCTTTACTCTATGTATATATTATATCACAAATAGTAAATAATAATTTATGCTAAAGAACTCTCTCTCGTTTCAGTATTATACTTAATGCTTTTGCCAAAAGGAAGCCCTTCATGCTTAATAAATTTAACTTCTCCTTCAAAAGCAGCAGCAACAAGTTCTGCAAAATCTGTATCATTTGTTGTAACTATCATAGCAATCAAAACATTATCACACAAAAATCCGTAAACTTTATGAGATTCCCAAAACTCTACTGTATCTGGTAGCGCTTTATAGTGTATGTCATCTAACTCATGACCTCCAGAAAAAGAAGATCCGTCCCAGAAAGCACCTATCAACGCTGTGTTTTTGTATGCAGTTATTTCCATAGGAACTATAGGCAATTCGCTATCCCATGCTTCTTTTAGGGATGACAACCTAACCATTGAATAATAATTAAAATCAAAAAATATATCCCAGGTTTGATCATCATTTTTTACTATTGCACTATACATTTTTATCTCCTTTTATTTTAATAAAGTATACCATGTTAGACACAGAGTCCATTACAGACGCAGTCGCATCCTCCAAAGCGTGGTGGGAAGAATGGTGGGAAGAATGGGAAGAATGGGAAGAACGGTGGGAAGAATGGGAAGAATGGGAAGAACGGGAAGAATGGTGGGAAGAATGGGAAGAATGGGAAGAACGGTGGGAAGAATGGGAAGAATGGGAAGAACGGGAAGAATGGTGGGAAGAATGGGAAGAATGGAGGGAAAAATGGAGGGAAGAACGGGAAGAACGGTGGGAAGAATGGAGGGAAAAATGGCGGGGTAGTGGTAACAGAATTAGATGCAGGAGAAACCAAAGAGTTTCCATTTGCATTTGTTGCATAAACAGTATATGTTTGTGAAGTGCTTCCTTCTTGAACTACAGTGGTAGAGGTTGCATTAAGAGTTGCACCCTTCCCATCTGAAGACGCCCAAGTATACGAAGTAATCGCAGATCCACCATTATTAGGGGCTGTCCAAGATACTGTATCTAAGTCTACTCCAGTCGTAGCAGTAGGAGCAGAGGGAGTTGCTGGAACTGTTGTTACCGTTACTGCAGCAGATGGATCAGAAGCAGCAGAGGTTCCTGCTGCGTTAGTTGCTGTTACTGTAAATGTTGGTGCTGCTGAAGAAGCAATTCCAGTTACGGTTAGTGGAGAAGATGCTCCAGTTGCTGTCTGTCCTGTGCTTGCTGTTACTGTAAAAGATGTGGCTGCTGGAGAAAGTGCAGGCAAAGAAAATGCAACAGTAACTGCACCATTATTAAACGCACGACCTGTTCCTACGTTTGTAGCACTAGTAATTGTTGGCTTTAATGGCTCCAAAAAGTCATTTGACGCTTGGGACTTTCTCCCTGATTTCTTACCTGCTGCCATTTGTATCTCCTAATTTCTTATTGAATTTTGTATTACGCTGTCAAGTCGCCGTAGACAACCCATGTGTTTTCTGCTCTCTTGAAAAGAGTTGCAGATGACCACTGAGTTCTCAACTTAAGACCTGGTGTTGCATTTACGGTAACTCCTGCTGCTCCAGCAATCGTTACTTGACCTGCACCAGTTTGAAGAATATCTAAAGATGTTCCTACTGGGTAAGCAATTGATGAATTTAGCGGAATTGTTAATGTAAGTGCTGATGCTGAACCCATTTCAATTAAATCATCTCTGTGATCTAGCGTTGATAGAGTATAAGATGCTGTCTTTTGTGTAATTGGTGTGTAAGAATCTACCTTTGTTGCTAGTGATGTTGTAACTGTTGAAGCAAAGTTAGCATCATCGCCAAGTGCTGCAGCAAGTTCGTTAAGGGTGTTAAGTGCGTTTGGTGCACCATCAATAACTGCTGTTACTTCTGCAATTGCTTCAGACTTTGCTGTTGCGATTGCTGTTACAGTTGCTGTTGAAACTGGCTTGTCAGCATCTGATGTATTGTCAACATTTCCAAGACCTAGAGTGGTTTTTGTAACTGCTGCTACATCTGCAGTTGTTGCAAGAAGTGATGTGTCTGCAATGCCGTGTACATTTGTTGTGTCGTCATTGTGTGTTGATACTGCATCATCTGCGTATGTCTTAGTTGCTACAGTTGAATCAATATCAAATCTAATGTCAACAGAGTTCCAGTCAATTCCAGTTCCAGCCAGTGATGACTGATCTACTGCTGCGCCTTCGACTGCGTCTGTAACAAATGATGTTGTTGCTAGATCTGCTGTATTTAAAATTCCATGAACATTTTCAGTTAATAGTCCGTGTGCAAGAAGTGCTGCTGCAGCATCGGATGCTGCTGTTTCAACATCTCCTGTAGTTGCAAGATCGGATGTATCAGAAATACCATGAACATTTTCAGTTAATAGTCCGTGTGCAAGAAGTGCTGCTGCTGCATCACTTGCTGCTGTATTAACCGCTGATGTTGTTGCTAGATCTGCTGTGTTTCCAATTCCATGAACATTCTCAGTTAATAGTCCGTGTGCAAAAAGTGCTGCTGCTGCATCACTTGCTGCTGTACCAACCGATGTGTTGAGATCTGCTGTTGTTACAAGAAGTGAAGTATCGGCAATACCATGAACAAGGGTTGTGTCTGCAGTGTGTGTCCCAAGTGAATCAGAAATTGCTTCATTAACTGAAGACAAGGTTGCAAGTTGTGCTGTATCTGCAATTCCGTGAATTGCTGTTGTATCTGTTGCGTGATTGCTCAGATTTGTTGCTATTGTTGTTAAAAATGCTGGGTCATCTCCAATGGATGCTGCTAGTTCATTAAGAGTATTTAGAAGATCTGGGGCACCATCAATAATGGC